ATCTACAGCCTCTCACAAATCGTAACAGACTGCCTAAATGGGCGCATCAGCTCAACAGCTCTAAACCCTCGAAGGCCATTACCTTGGACGATTTAGACGGGGAGCTGCACTCATGAAATGCCACGATTATTTTTTAACCAATCTATCTTTTGAAATCGGATGCAGCCATACATCAATGATTGCTAAAATGTCCGAGGCTCCGAGCATCGATCTACTAGACTGCTATGGTCCAACTAATCGATTAATTAAACTTTTGGAAAAGCTACCTGATCCAACAACTAAGGACCGTGAGGAACTGAGCCATTACAGGGCTAAACGAAATTGCTTATATATCGAACTGCAAAAACGACTAAAGGCCTTTGATCATTTTAAACAGCGTTTAGATGCAGATTAACTCTTAACTAAATAAATAATTGAGGCCTTCGGGCCTCTTTTTTTTGTCCGATAGCTAGATTTAAATAGTTCTGGATAATTACTCTATTCCGTAAATTTGTAGCTTTTACGCTACAGCGTATAGCTCATAGGAAGCCCTCACAAGCTCACTGAGTAAGGTAAAAGAACTCAGGCATTATTATAGCTCAGAATGTTTACCCTACTAGACGGCTCTTAGAATGGCTCTGAGGGTATACCATCAGTTCTTTAACTCCCATGTTTTAAAACTGTAAGGTTCGAAAATCGCAGATATAAGGCCCTTGTTTGATCCAATAGAGGCGCTGCGCTAGATCGGCATCTAAGAGTAATCCATTTTTTTAATGGCTCATGCATCGATACTTTATTTTTCTGGGCCAAGGTTCGAGGCCTGTCGGATCAGTTACTAAGGCCCTGATATTTAAATGAATATTTTATTTTGAACTGGTCTACAAAAATTTTTTCCCAGAGATTTTGCGAGGGTACACGACTGCCACCCCCCACCCCTACGGGTCCCGTATACAACCACGGCATAATTTTAGAAAAAGGCATCTGTAAAGTTACTATATGTAGTAGACCCTATATTTATTTACACAATGTAAGGTTGACATAAGTTATTTGATTTGATAAAGTGTGTATAAGTGTAGCACAGGGATAGGGATATGGCTGAAGATATTGGGCAAGACGCTAATATATTTCCTGATGGGGTTCCAGTATTTATCTATACTTTCTTAGAGCATGATGATGATGGTATTTTACAACATGAAACTACTCTTTCTATTGAAGGAGAGGAAGACATTATTGTTACCAGAGGGTTCTATGAGATTTTAGATGAAGTTAAACAGGAGCACGTAGATAATAACGACTACAATAGTCTGTATGATCTAGCAGGAGATTTAACTAAAGAAGCTGAGAGGTTAAGGGAAGAAGCGGAAAGAATAGAAAACAGCGTAAGAAGTGTAGCTGATCTATTTAACGCTAATGACCGAACAACTTGATCTATTTGGTCCTACGGACTTACCCCTTGAGGGAGATACTAAGGTTTGTATCAAGTGCAAGGAAGAGAAACCTCTAGCAGCATTTGGCAATAGCTCTGGGGCTAACTACAAGCGTCCTGAGTGCAAGAAGTGCAATAAGGAGTTATCTAGGGTGAGAGATGAGCTTAGAGCCACTCACGGGATGCCAGAGGAAGGCTACAAGTGTCCTATCTGTCGTAGAGGGGCTGAAGAGGTAAAAGGCAAAGGTGGGAAGAACAATGGCCCTTGGGTTCTAGACCACGACCACAAGACTGATAAATTTAGAGGATGGCTATGCCATACCTGCAATAGAGGACTTGGGGCTTTTGAAGATGATCCTATGAGGATACTTAAAGCAGCGGCTTATGTGGAGAATACATAACGGGTATGTCTGGTCCTTACTACCTAGTTATGTAGCTCCTTGGTATAATGCATCTAGTGTTTATCAAGGAGCATTATAATGTTAAAACGACTACTACATAAATGGGAAGAATATCAGAAACGAAGAGTAGCCTACTGGCAACTACATAACTTAACTGATCAAGAACTTAATGATATCGGCATAAGCCGTGGGGATATATATAGGGTGGCATACAAAGACCCTATCCGATGAGATTACTACCTCACCTGATTATTGTGATATTATTACTTGGTTGGATAGATGGCGGCAGAGGGCTTAAAGTAATTTACTACAAGTATAGTACTACCTACCCCCATACTAGGGTGACTTAGGGATTTACTATATAGTAGCCCTCTCAACCGACAATTCATTATACCATTAGAACGCGAGTTCGTCAATCTAAAAACAATAAATTAGGTGATTGCCATATCCTTAAACATCTGGTATAATGTATGGGTAGGCTTTCACAGGAAGTCCTATGTCCCTTAACTTATACTATATCAGAGCAGCAATAGAAGATCGAACAGGACAGCGTTTGTCCTTTGATAAGATCAGGCAATTACTAGTAGAAGAAAAATTAATTACTCAAAAAGAGTTAGACGATAACCCAATGGCCCATGAGTTTGCAGGTTATGGTAGGTATTACTTCTACACCCCCGAAACTAGGAACGACTTTACTGTTGATGTACCAATAGACCCTCAGTCTTATTTAAATAAAGATGCGAGGGATTACTTTGTAGAGGAAGAATTTGATGAAAGTTAAAAAAGCAAATTGTGGAGCCAGTGTACCACCTGCAAATATGTATGGTGGGGGAATGCCCATGAAGAAAAAGAAGAAAAAGAAGTCTATGTCTTACAACATGGGCGGTATGCCTATGAAGCCTAAAAAAGACATGGGCATGGTTAGAGGCAATATGGGCATTAAAAATAATTAGGCCTACTGCAACCAACTAAGACCAAGGACTAGAGAATGTTAGCGGAGATAGCGGCTGCTTCTGCGGCTTACAGTACTATCAAGAAGGCTGTGCAACAGGGCAGGGAGCTAGTGGATGTAGGTAAATCCATTGGAGCCTTTGTATCTGCAGAGGAAGATTTAAAAGCCAAGGTTGAAAAGAAAAAGAATAGCGTCTTTACTAAGGTCTTAGGAAAAGCAGGTGATGACTTCGAAGAGTTCTTAGCACTGGACAAGCTGAAGGAACAAAAGCGTGAGCTTGAATCCCATATGAGGCTCTATGGTCGCGCAGGATTATATGACGATTGGGTGGCCTATCAGGCTCAAATGAGGAGACAAAGAAAGGAAGCCCTTAGAATAAAACAAAAGGAAGCTGAAGAGCTTCGTGAGTTGCTTACTTGGGGTTTTATTATAGTATTTCTCTGGGGCGGTATCGCAGGGGTAATTTATTGGTGGTTTTTTACTTAGATGTGGTTTTTAATTTGGTTACAGTTTATGCACGGTGAGTTTGAATACTATCACATTGGAACTTTTGGCTCTGAAGAAAACTGTCAGATTGAACTTGCTAAGTCTAAAGTTTTAGTTACTAATTCAGCTAGTTCAGTAGAATGTTTTGAGGTAGATCGCGGTGGCAACTAGAATAAACAAAGCAAAGATGGCTTGTAACAAACCCCGTAGAACTTCTGGTGGGTCTAAGAAGTTTGTAGTTAAAGCCTGTAAGGACGGTAAAGAGAAGATAATTCGCTTCGGGGACCCAAACATGAAAATTAAGAAGAGTAACCCCAAAAGGCGTAAGTCTTTTAGGGCTAGACATAAGTGTGCTACAGCCAAAGATAAATTTACAGCAAGATATTGGTCATGTAAGAAGTGGTAATGTAATGGCAGCTAGAGTTAAACGAAAGTCTTCTCCTAAAAAGAAAAAGACAACTAAGAAAGATGCTTGTTACCACAAAGTAAAACGAGCATACACCAAGAATGGGGGAACGTGGCCCAGTGCATATGGTTCAGGGGCCTTAGTAAAATGCCGCAAGGTAGGAGCTAAAAACTGGGGAAAGAAGAGTAAGGCAACTTAAAATGGCTAAACCGTTAAGTAAGAAACAAAAAAAGATTGCACAGGTTGCACCACCTAAAAACAAAATAACTGGGGCAGACTTTTCAAAGCTAAGAAAGCGTAAAACCAATGGCGGCAAGAAAAAAGTCTAACAGTCTAAAGACTTGGTTTTCACAAAATAACGGAAAGGGTTGGGTGGACTGCAAAACAGGGAAGCCCTGTGGACGTAAATCTAGAACCAAGAGTAAACGAGGATACCCTGCTTGTCGGCCTACTATGGCACAGTGTAAGAGTTCTAAGGCTAAAGCAGCCACAAAAAGAAAGACCTCTAAGAAGAGAGTAAATTGGAAAAAGTAGTAAAAGGCTACAAGGTCATACAAAAAGATAATGGAAAATATGTAGTGTATGACGAAAAGGGAAAAGTAGTAGTTGTGACCACCTCAAAACACGTTTGCAATAAGATCGTAAAAGGAAAGTAAATGTTTTTTGGTGTAATTATAGCTTGTATGAGTCCCATAGATGTATCCTCTTGTCAGGTTATTTTTTATGACAAGGAACGCTTTTCTACTATGTATGAGTGTCAGTACCAAATGAACGAATTTGCTAAGTATGCTGCTACTAATTATAAATTAATTACAAGACCCTTCTGTTTTCAAATAACAGATCAACAAACTTAAAGGACCACGACTATGAGCGAAGACCGACTAAACCGTATTGAAAAACATTTAGATAAAATGTCGGCTGCTATGGTTGACATGGCCCGTATGGAAGAGAGATTAGTATCTGCATTTAAAAGGATGGACACCATTGTAGAGTTTCAAACTAAGATGGATGCTCGTTTAGATGAAATGGAAAAACAGGCCATAGCCAGAGGCCAGAAGATAGCCTTTGCAGAGCGCATATTCTGGATGATTTGTACTGGTGCAGTGGGCCTTGCGTTTGTTTATTTAAGGTAGTAAAATGGACGATAAGAAAGAATTAACAGAGAAACAGGCTTTATTTCTGGAACTACTTATGGCCCCTGAAATACGGGGAGACATAAGACGGGCGATGAGAGAAGCAGGTTATGCCGACACCACCAGTATTAATTCTGTGGTAGGACCTCTACAAAAAGAAATCAACGAGAAGGCATCTATGCTACTAGCAATGAACGCTCCTAGAGCCGCTTGGGGTATGGTAGATGTTTTAAATGACCCTGCAGCTATGGGAGCCAGAAACTCTATAGCGGCAGCTTCTCAGATACTAGACCGCACTGGGTTGATCAAGAAAGAGCAAATTGAAGTAAACAATACAGGCGGTGCGATGTTTATACTTCCACCGAAGAATGACAGTGACAATCTGGCTGAACAAGAAGAGGCCTAACAAAACTGCTAAAATACCTTATGCATATAAGGCTTCAGAGGATGATCCACTTGTACTGGTCCCAGATGAAGAAAAGGCAGTATTAGTTGAAGAGGCGCTAGACTATCTGGAACAAGGACACTCTTCCAGAAAAGCTGCAGCATGGTTAGCCTCTAAGACAGGGGACAAAATAAGTCACCAAGGTATTATTCATATCTGGCGTGACCGTAGGGGAAAAGACTCAGACAATCCTTCTAAAGTTTTGGCAGAGAGGGACAAAGCTAATCGTAAACGTAAGCCTAAGACTGCTAAAGACAGGAAGATGGCTGCAGCCAAGCGTAAGCAGACAGACGCAAAACGTAGGCTTACAATGGCTAAGAGGCAACTAGAGGAGCTTACACCTAAAGAAGAGACTATCACAGAGGGCTTGGACTTTTCAGTAATTAAGTCTAAGCAGCAAGAACAAGAGGTAGTATTTTCTCCTAATGCAGGGCCACA